ACATGAACATATCGGACATGTCAGCTAACGCACCAGTAGGCACAACGCTGGCGCTTTTGGAGCGCACACTGAAGCCTATGGCTGCAGTACAAGCCCGTGTTCATTATGCCATGAAGCAGGAGTTCAAGCTTCTCAAAGCTTTGATGGCAGAATACGCGCCAGCCGAGTATTCGTATCAACCTGAACGAGGGGAGGTATCTGCCCGTCAGGCTGATTATATGATGGTGAACGTAATACCTGTTAGTGATCCTAATAGTTCTACCATGGCACAACGCGTAGTGCAGTATCAGGCTGTGCTTCAGATGTCGTCTCAAGCACCACAGATATATGACTTACCACAACTGCACAGACAAATGATAGAAGTGCTTGGAGTAAAGAACGCAGATAAACTTGTTCCTCTTAAGGAAGATATGAAACCTGCAGATCCTGTCAGCGAAAACATGAACGCATTAATTGGAAAACCGTTGAAGGCATTTATCTATCAAGATCACGATGCGCATATCGGTGCGCACATGGCCTTTATGCAAGATCCACAAGTTGCTCAGATGATAGGTCAGAATCCACA